AGTTACATTAACTTGAAATGATGGAATTGTTGCAAATACTAATACATTAGAAATAGTTGGAGCAGGTATAGTTCCAAAAGTTGTTGGGCTTCCTATACCTGTATTTGGTGATGGAGTAAATTGAGTTATATTTGTATCATCATATACAGTAGGATTAAACTCGCTTACATTTAAATTGGTAGTTATTTTTCCATCATCTGTAAATGTTTGTGTTACTTTCATGCATCTAAATAACTTATCTACCCATCCATAATTTACATTAGTAACTGTTACTATATCTCCTGCATCTAATTGCAGACCTGAAAAGTTAATTGCAAAACTTAATTGCATATCTTCTCTAGCAGACTTTAAAAATCGAGTTGCTAGATATTGAGCAGTTACAGAATTGTTTACTAATGGTAAAGATATAGACTGTTGATTAACTGGTTCATTAGGATATAGTAATTCAGGGTCTATTTCTGCAAGGTCATAGATAGATGATGCAAAAGCATCTTGTGCAGTATTATCAGGAAACTTTACTTCTGCAACATTAAACGAATTGGCTATATCCATAATGTTAGTTGTAATGCCACTAATAATATTAGAATCATTTAATGCCATTGCTACTGTATAACTAGGACTTTGAACAATAACTCCCCAAGTGCCTAACATTTCTGAATATTTAATTAAACAATCACAACAAGATGCCATGTCTTGTAGATTCTGCATAATGGTTCTTGAAGTTACAACTACTCCATTAAACTTAAATCTTGGTTGAGTTGTTGAGCCACCAGTATAAGGAGTATAAGTAAAGTTCTCATTAGAATATGCAGTTAAAGCATTTAAAGAAGTTGTATCAATTTGATATGCAGGTATAGCACCACCATATCTAGTATTTAAAAGATAATCATAAATAACTGCACCAGTATTAGTTAAGTTATTAGTTATCTGAAATTTGGTTTGTTGTATACCTGTAAGACTTGCATCTGTATTATATGTAATATGCACAATAGCAAATACTGTATGGGTCATTGTTTTAGTAGCATCCCATTGATACACTAAATAAGGATTTGACATTACATCTACTGCTGAAAAAGGTGAATTAGTAGGACTAGATGAGCCATTAGAATACAAATAAAATTCTAATAATCCATTTACACTTGTATCAACTAGACCTGTAGACTGGTCTAGTAAAGATGCTACTGTGTAACCATTACCTTGAAACTGAACCAACTTACCACCAAAATATATATTGCCAAAAGTAAATGTGCTTGTAGTCTGTCCTGTTTCTGTACCAGTTACTTCAGACAATGCCATTACATAATATAAATCTTGATTGTCATTACTAATAGATAAATCAATAATTGTTCCACCTACATAAGCCGACCCATAAACAACTGCTAATTTATTATCTGTTGCAGGTGGTATTTGTTGTCTATTCCCAAGGTTAGGACTTGACCCTGCTGTTTGTCCATCAAATGATGGTTGATTAGGAGAAAACAAAGCCTTAGAAATAACAGATGCAATAATCATATTAAGAGCAAAACCAAGAGCATAGTAACCAATACCCATTGCAGTTATTGTTGCGGCACTTGCTCCTATTACATATGCTACCCCTACGATTGCCATATTAATCCTTTAACATTTTAGTGTAGACTTTTTCTGTAAAAGAATATCCCATATACTCAAACAAAGAAGTATTATCTGAATGTATTTTTGTTCCGTATTTAATCATATCTACATTTAATGTTTTTAAATATTGTTCTGCAAACTTAAACATTTTTATTGCTGTTCTGCCTTTTCTGTATTCAGGTTTTAAATAATAAATATCTTCTGTAGCCAATACACAATCAATATAATGCAAATGTTTGCAAATAAAAAATACTATCTACCCAATTATTTTTTCTTCATCTTTACACAATACAACTTTCAACATATCCTTTTCATGGATAGCAAAGTACATTGCATAATCAGGTTTTAATTCATAATCTTTTAATAAAGATATTTCTTCATAATGGTCTTGGAACAATCTTTGTATTTCATTAAAACATTCTTTTGCATTACCTACTTCATATGTAATCATGTTGTTTTACCAAATAAATAATTGATGGTAGTTACAAAAGAAACTCGATTCATACTTGTATCTGATGGGTTATAAAATGTCCAAGAGTTATTATTTGTAAATCTACCTGCTGTTCTGTTTTGTAAAATTAATTGTATTGATGATGCCGCTACTGTAATAGCACCCATAAAACTTCTTGATTCTTCATTCCATTGCTCTGATATTGCAAAACTATTTACATAACCATTAAAGAATTGATACAGACCACCTGAACCACCAACAGTAATTAATGCACCACTAGTATCAAAGAACCCATGCCACATTTCTAATTGTGAGCCTTTAATATTTTGTCCTAATACTAAACCTAGCATAGTTTGGTCAATGCCAACTAAAGTAATTGTGGTTTCATTTGCAGTTGATTTAATATCTTTTACTGCATCACCAACTTTAACTAATTGTCCTAATGCTTGAAAAGGTTGTGCATCTACAGCACCTATAGTTAAAGATGATGCTGTTGTTGCAAAACGATAAGTTCCATCAGGAGTAGTTAATCTAACAAAATCAGCAATCCGAATATTGTTAGTATTATCAACTGGAGTTATTACATTCATAGTACAGACTCAAATGCACTAAATCCACCTGACCATTGAATATAAGAATCATTGGCATAAGGCATTAAAGTATAAGTTGGATAAGCCCTAAGAACTACTTGAAAAGTTGTACCAACATAATTGCTACCACCCATATTAACAGTTGTTCCAAATTCGCCAATAACAGCATTAATAGGACTTGTTACAGTTGTAATAAGATTTCGATGCACAGGTATAGTAACTGTAGAACCTGCTCCCCTGACTACATCTGCTGTGGCTATGTATGCATATAAACCTACCTGACAAAAATCTCCTGCTTTGACTATATATTCAGCAGGGTCTATAGCAGGAAGGCTTCCTAATACTAAATTTTTATTTGCAGAACTTGTTTGCCATTGACAAGCAACTATTTCACCTTGTGTCATATCACCTTGGTAAGCAATATAGTTTGACCATCCAGTTGTTCCAAAGTTTAAATACTGTTGCAATGCCATATCAGGGATTCGTAAACTATTTAACAATGCTCGATTTTGACTATACAAAAGATAGTTCATTGGCTTCATGTCAAATGAGAATGGCACTACAGTAATAATTTCGCTTGTAGATAATCTTTGATTGCGACTAAGCATCTGACCTACAAACCTGTGGTCATTAATTCCAACTGTTTCGCTAATTGCTAGTATTTGATTTAGACTCATAGTTACCTTGAAGTAGGCATTGACCTTGATGCTGACTGATTAACTGCCCAAATAGTTTGTTTGTTTTGTGATAAAAACTGTGTAGCAGATTGAGTATCAATGGCAGACATACTGGCTATATAAGGACCATTGTAGTTTACTGTTTGACCACCACCCATATCTGATAAACGATTGTTAGGAACAATACTTCCTGAACGATTAGGAATAAACATTTCTGGACCATTCTCACCGACTAGATAAGATGTATTGCCAGATACAGAACCACCACCTGCTCTTGGTCTATTTAAGAATCCACCACCTGCACTACCACCACCATATTCATCTGTAGTGCCACCCATTCCTGCACTACCACCACCATATCCTGCGGCTGAAATTGCAGTACCTGCAAAACCCATAAAAGATTTAAATAATGTCATTGCTTGTAATTTTAATTCTATTTTTAATAACTCTTTTATAATACTTGTAGCAAAATTACCCATTGATAATTTGCCTGTCTCTACAAAATTATCAATAGCATTATTCATAGTAGTAGTCATTGAAGTAAACATATCTGCACCTTTTTTGGCGGCATTATTTGAATCTTCAACATATTGATTAAATGCTTTATTCCATCCAAACATAAAAGTATTTTGTGCTTCTAATTGTGCTGTAATTTGTTTTCTAGTTAAATTTTCAAATTCTATACCTAATTCTTTTACTTTTTGTTTTTGAGCATCCATTGCATCTACTACTTTTTGGTCTACACCATGTGCTAATGCTTCTTCTTTTTTGTTTTGTATTTCAGTTAATTTTTTACTTGTCTCATCAGTAATTTTGGCTACTGCTTCTGCAATAGTCTTTTCTTTTTCAGACATATAATTAATTTCACCTTGAGCAACTAATATCCCATATTGAAATTCTAATTGTCTTTTATATTCAATAGATAACTGTTCTGCCATTGCCAAACCTTCTTTAATTTTTTTGGCTTTATTAACTTCTTCTTTATCTACATAAGGAGTTACTGGTCTACCTATAGTTTTCTTTTCTTCAGGTTTGATAGCATAGACTTCAGGATAATAAATTCTATTGGCAAACTCTTGGGCTTTACCTAATTCAATATTGGCAAAGTTTTCTAAGTTCATCCATCTTTCTTTTGGATTAAATCCTTTACCCTGTTCAAAATCATAAAAGAGTTGATTGATTTCTCCTAGTGCCTGACCAATAATTTTAATGTAAGCAACAAATCCTGCAACTCCTGCTACTAATGCTTTAAATCCTTCTCCAGTAAATTTAAAGAAAGATTCCATTGCACCACCAGTTTTATTTAACTCATCAAATACTAAATTTAATGTAGGAATAAAAGCATTGGTAAACATGACAGTTGTTTTAATTGCTTTGGCATCTAACTTATCATGCAAATCACCTGCTGTTTTAACTGCTTCTGCATATTTAGCAAATTGCTCTCTGGCTTCTGCTGTGCCTTCAGATAGTCCAACAAAATCTACACCTTTAGCCGCTTTTCCAAAGATTGACATAGCAACAGCATTTCTACTAATCGCATCATCCATTCTGCCCAAACTCATTACTGTCTGGTCAAACAATGCTGTCATATCTTTGTTTGCTAGGTCTTTAAGAGATACCCCAATTCTTGCAAAAGTTTCTTGGGCTTCTTTTCCACCCTGTGCCGCATCATCTATTTTTGCTGTAAAACTGGCTAATAATTTTCCTGCATTTTCAGCAGAGCCACCATTCTGGGCTAATCCTTCTGACAATGCCATCACAGTTTTAATGGCTACTTCATTTGCTTGGGCTACATCTGCAATCTGGTCTCCGTATTGCAAGGCTTTAGCAGACATTGCAGTAAAGGCTACTGCTACTCCTGCACTTGCATATTTAACTTTAGATACAACATCATCAAATCCACGACCAATTTTCTTTAGCCCAGATTCAAACTCAGCAGAATCCATCCCAAAGATAACTCCTAATCGTGCGACATTCTGTGCCATCTATTTTGCTTTCTTATTAGGATTCATCATCGCAAAGGCTAATAAACTTTTATTAACCTGCTCCTTTTTCTGTTCATCTGTTAATGGTGGATATAAGTATTCATAAACCTGTGGGATTATATTCTCTAGTTTAAATGGTGGCTTACCACTTGGCAAGACCTTATTAAATTGACCTGCTGTTAAAACTCCTAATACTTGTATGATGCCTAGATTACCTATTAGTCCATCATTAAACATAATACAAATATCAGCAAAGGTTTGTTCATCTACTAAATCAGGGTCTGTTCCATGAGCAGTCAAATATGCTTTAACTTGCCTTCGGACAGACCTTAGGACTTTCCCCTGTTCCCCTTATAAGATGGGCTTACAGCATTGCTAATGGCTTCTATCATTTCCATCTGAACAGGGAATGGCATAAACTCATCTATGTCTGCATATGTAATAGTATCCATATCAAACTCACCATCTTCAGGTACTATGAGTTTAAACATCTCAGTTATTCTTTTTTCTAGGATAACTTTGTTGTTTGCCGATTCTTTTAATGACCTGCCTTCAATTTCAATATCATCTGTTTTATAGACAATATCTGGATTATCTTTATTTTCTTTTTTCTTTTCCAAATAAGACTTAGCCATATCATCATAGTATTTCTGCACTAAATCTTTATCTATGTTATTCATTCTTTTTTGCATAGTGTCATACTCTACTGTCAAAGGTACTTTAACTTTAAATGTATGAGAACCTATATCAAAAGTTCTAATTCTTAATTCATCTTTTTTATCTGAAAAATTCTTGCCTAATGCAGTTGCAAACTTGCTCATGTTTTATCCTTTTTTGGGTTGTTTTGCTTTGTATTTTAATATTGCAGTTCTTAATGACATAGTTAATGAATCTAATAATTGTGTAGATGATGTTTCTAAAGCAGGTCTTAAATAAGGTTTAGCCGCCATTTTTGCTGTGCCAAATTCATTGGCTATACCTCTGGCATCACTTGGAATACCTTTTTGCTTATTGCCAGTTCTGACATTTTTAAAAGTTTTTTTGGCTAATTGCTTTCCAGACCCAGTTGTTACTGTACCAATTACTGTATCTGTAGGATTTACATATACCGACCTTTTATCTTTTGTTGTAGGTTTTCTGGCTTCTATTCTTAATGATGCTCTTAAACCACCAGTATCTACACTTACTAAACTTTTTGCTTTTTCTAATACAGGTTTCATGGCTACTCGCATAGCACTAGATAAAATTTTCTTTTGGTCTTTTACACCAAAATCATCTTGCATTTCTCTAACAACTTGAGTAAATTCCTCTTGCCCATAAAATGCAATACGGATTTTATCGCCCATCTAATCACCTTTAATAATCTTTTGAAATATTAGGTTATTTAATCGCAATACATAATCTACGATTTCATCTGGGGTCATTTTGTCTGCATGGTTTATTGCCATTGCATAAGCAGTATTTATCCCTGCAATCTTTTGCTCTTGAAACCCAAACCAATTCTTTTGTCCTGAATTGGCTTGAGTTATTATAAAGTTTATTAAATCTGTACTGTTTTGTATTGTTGTCATATTGTTTAAGGTGTATTAGACCAACCATAAAAATCAGAACCAATAGGATGAATAGTAAATGTAAATTTACCTTCAGCACTTGGACTCATATCCCATTGCATACCGCCAACCATTGCATTAAAAGCATAGGCTACAGTATTAGTTCCATCATAGATTGCTACTACAAAAGTTCTAACAATAGAACCATTGTAACCATCATCACGAATTAATAATTGTGCTGTATCAGCAGGATTCCAAGGACATACAACAGTCATTGATGTTGGCTGATTTTGTGTTGTAATCTTTGCACCAGTTCTTTGACCTGCAATAGAGTATGCCGCCATTGCATCGTCAGCACCAAAAGAAGGTACTGCTTCTACAGGAACTTGAATACCTGTTGTACCACTACCACCTGCTGATGCTCCAATAATTGAAGCAACTTGAGATGTCCATGTAGAAAGTTGCCCTACAGTTAATGGAGTTGGAGTTGCATCATCTTGCATCCAAAGGGTTGCAGTATATCCTGCTAAGACTTTATCAATTAGTGCCATTTTAAAATTCCTTAATCAAAGAGTTAATAAATATTATCTTATGTTGATATATATAATGTGCAATCCAAAATAATCTGATTCATACCTACAGTATCATCAAATGTATTATATAACCAGACCACATCTGCTTTGGCTATTATAAATCCACTTGTATCAGGATTACCAAACATTCCAGAATATCCATGTAATGATTGTAATATAGTGTTGCTAATATTAAAAGCATCTACCATAGATTGAGCAAATATACTAGTCTGAAATACTGGAGTATCAATACCTTTATTACTTTGTGTCTGCCCTGTATAAACAGGTTGATGCACATTTCTTAATTGCCATGTCAAAAATTCTGGTTCTACTGCAAAGTTTCTATTAAAGTTTGCGTAAACAGGCACAGGGTCTACAATATCTGATAACTGATAACTAATCGCTTCAGCATATACATAGGGGTTTTGTTGTGTACTCATACTGGAACAACTGGGTCATTTCGATAACATGAGAATATAACTTTCATCCTATCATTGGTTTCTTGGACATTCTCAATTCGCCAGTTAAAGCCTTTATAGGTGACTGAATATAAGTTCTGATTTTCAAATATCTGTTTTGTATTGCCTGTGTAGTTTAAAACCAACTCTAATACATCTGAATAAATCCTAGTTGTGCCTGTAATAGTAAGGCTATTTCTAGGAGTTCTTACCAATGCTCTAGTAGTAAACCATTTAGTGCTAGTTGTGGTTTGCTCACCAACAGAATTTTTACCATTAGTTACATTGTTAATATCTATATTTTCGTATCGAGTAATAGACATAATCTACATGACAAGTGGTTTATATGGTCTTAATAATTGTGATACTCCAAAAGGAATATTAGTTAATCTTCCATCTAAAGTATCGCTTCGATTGTTATATAAATGAGTTAATAATAATAATCCTGCCTGTTTAATCACAGGATAAGTTCCTATAGGATTAGAATTTAATGAATAAATAACTACAACAGGATTTGTCATAAATGCATTAATATCATTTGGCAATGTATTAATAATTACTTTATTACCTGTTGGGTCATAAAAATATTCTGTATCTGCAATAGTAGTTAAGACTGGTGGAGTATCCATGTTGTAATACTTTACATAATTAATGGTTACTCCAGTTGAATTATTCGTATCTTGAGATATTT